GGCAATGAACTGTGCATATTGGTCAGCCGTTGGTTCAATTGAGTTCACACCACCCTGTAAGGTAGCGGTTTGGATAACGCAAATCACAGTATTGGTGCGCTGAACTTGTCCGTCTGTGTTTGTGCCAACAAGAGCAACACGAACCGCACCCTCACGTTTCAAAGCTTCCCACGGAATAACACAGGAATCCTCGACAATCGGTGCTACATAAGAATTGATCGCACCGCTATTTTTGAAAATTGCTTGTCTTGCCGGAAACTCTGCCCAATCATCAAATGCAAAGTTGCACTTGATGATGTCTACAGTTCCGTTAACAGAACAAATCTTTTCAACTGTTAAGTTCTGCCCTGTAACTGTTAAATTTATTTCATACATCGTTAAACCTCTTTCGTTGCAATTTTCTTTCTTCTGCCGTTGTAGTAAGCGTATAGTTCACCATCTTCAAATCGCAAAATAAAGCCGTTCCCTCTTGAGATCGGTCTCATGTCCACGAACGAAAGGATGTTGTTTGCGCCTGTAACATAAGCGTATAAAGGCAAGTCTCTTACTGTATCTCCGTTGTTTAGATTTCCTTTAACCAAAGTGTCGGTACAGTAAAGAGAAACGTTATCTCCGTTGAACCGCAGTGTTAAGTATCCAGTGGAATTTGACGGAAGTGTGATTTGCGAATTTTCGTTATTGATTTTCTTCTCGGTAACGTGCCGACCGCAAATAACACCCTCACCGCTTAACACAGTAACTAAAAGGGATAAGGTCGAATATGTAGCTTTAAACTCGTTCCCTATCCCTTTAAAAATGAAATCTCCGTTGGTGACGAAGTTGTATAATGCTCCGTCACGCTCTGCTCCGTAAGTAGAGCCATCGTTTAGAAGAATCATAATTCGTACACCACTGTTAGCCAAAGCGAGTTCTGAATCTGATCAGAGCCGTTGTAATATGCTCTTACATAACGTGCGGTGACAGAAGTTGCTCTTACTGTGCCTGTTGGGTTTCCCCCTACCGCAGAACCGATATTCGTGTAGGAAGAACCATTTGTCGAATAGGATGGTTGTAAGCTAAATGAACCATCGCCAGTGACACCACCGAAAGCAATGCTGATTAGTTTTTTAGCAGAACCTAAATCCACTACAACTTCGCCTGTGTGAACGTAAGTGGCTTTGTTTGTATTAGCTTTAACGCCAATTCCTTTGACGGAAACGGCAGAATAATAACTGCCCTCACTAGGCACTAAAGTCTGTGCTGATGTAGTGGGAGCAACAGATAAAGTCTGTGCGGTAAATGTGCCTGTCTGCGGTTCGTCACTTCCCATACCGCCGAAAATCTTACCAGCTTTTACATCACTAGGTGTAGCCGTAAGATTTTCCGGGTCTAACGATCCTACTTGTTTTCTGACTTTAACTCCGTCTACCCACTGCTCGACATAAATAGTTCCATTGTCAAGAACACAAGCTACGTTAGATCCACTTGAAATAGGACGAATATCAGTAAAGGAAGAAACGCCTGTTCCATTGGTTACATACTGATAGAGGGGTAAATCATGAACGTTTCCTCCGTTGTTCAAGTCTTGGCTTGATAACACCGGGGTAGCATAAAGGAAAGCTTCAGTACCAACTGGTTTCGTTAAATCAACTCTAATGACTACATAACCGCTAGAGTTAGCGGAAAGCTGAATCATACTGTTAGCGTTGTTTACTGTTTCCTCTGTAACGTGCCGACCGCTGACAACACCCTCGCCAGTTCCTAAAGTAATGAGGAAACTTGAAGCTGACGGAGTGATTTCAAATTCATCTCCAATTCCCTCAAAAACGTAATCTTGACCGCCTGTTAAGAATGAGTACAACGCTCCGTCACGTTCAGCCGGGATGATAACATTGTTGTTCGCCATTCCATAAAGCATTAGAACCACCTCTCAATCCATTGTTTCTTTGTGTACTGATCTAAAATTCTGTGAGGACAATAAGTCCGTTGGTTAAAGTCATTGTGGAAGTAAATATCGTCTTTTGTTAGGTTGTAGCGTTCCATTAAATACTTAATGTATTCAACCGCTTTCTCTTCAGCTTGAGGATAAAGCGAAGATTGCGAACGTGCGATTTCTATTGCCAAAGTATGTTTACACGCCCAATCAATTCCCATTCCTGTGTGATAAACACAATAGTTCAACGGCATGGCTTGGATTACCTCGTTTTCATCAATGAAGAAATGGCAACCTTGGTTAGTTTTTGAATTTTCCATGACGGAATAATTCTCTTTGGCACTTAAAGCGTTCCCGGTATTGTGAACGCAAATACCTCTAATCTTTATCCCTCTAAATCCAAATTGTTCTTTGTTCTTAATCATTTATACTACCCACGTAAAGGAAATCAGCAACCTTGAACCACTAGGCAGACTAGCACCAAGCTTGTTCCAAATATAAACCTTTTTTGCTGTATTCCATGTGTCTACCGCACTGGTCAGCACTCTTCCGCTATAAGTACCGCCATCTACAACAGAAAACATCTCTCGCCATGTTGCCGAAATAACATCAACGGCATCGTTGCTAAATGTTATCGGAGTGAATGACGCTCCGTTCGCCACCGCTCCGTTGGTGTTAAACGCAATTCTGCCAGTAATGACATTACCATATCTCCACAACTGGAATGTTCTGTCACTCGTTGCCGCCGATGAGTTCCACGTTGCCCAAGACGGATTTTCGTAATAATCCGTTGCCGAAGATGAACCGACATATTGCTCTTGCGGAGTTGCGTAAGAGTTAATCTTCTCCGTTAAAGTGTTTCTAACCTTTCCGCACGTAATGGAAACAGAGGTAACATCCACGTTCATGTCTTTCGACATGGAATATTTGGTGAAGATGGTATTAAAATACTCTCCGTTGTACCACACTTCGATAGGCATACCGAGTTCCCAATCGAAGAAATCATATAACCCATTGTTCAGCAATAAGTCGAACGTGATTTTGTGGTTGTAAATCTCTTCTTGTAAGTTCTCTTGTTTTATATCGTTCACCGCATCATCCGTGTTGAAGATGAATTTTGTCTTTGTAACTGGTAAACGTAAAGGATCGTTTGCGTTTGTTGTAATGCCTTGCGAGGTAGTATAAAAAGTACCTCTTAACGTAGTTCCCTCTTTGTCATAGATAACTAACTTATTGGTTTCAAACACTTCTGTAAGAGGGGTCATGTTTTGAATCGGCAAAGCATTATTACCCACTTTAATAGAAGAGTGAGTAGCTTGTTTCAACTCAATAGTTGGAGTTCCGTTGAAAGGTACTTTGATGTCCGTAATAACTCCGTACACATCATACATATTCATCAAAAACGTTTGGAAATCCATTACGGCGGTATCATCCTTTGCTTCAATCGTGCCACTGGTGCTGGAGGATACAGAAACAGTGAAAGGGAAACGATCAGAAACCATTGGGTCGCTTGAATTGATGAAATCATCTTCGATTATCCTCTTGATTTTGCCCTCTATTGTTGTGTCTGAAGTGTCATGATATTTCCAGTTATCATTAAAAATAGAAGTAATGGCTCTGCACTGAATGTTATCGCCGATAGACTTGATAACTCCTGTGTAAAGCACAGTTCCGTATGGATCTGAAAGACCTAAAACATCGCCCTCTTTGATGTTTGTGGGCATATCCAACAACGTAAAATCAGATGTAGCAACGCTTAATAAATCTCTGTCAATGGTGAATGTCAAACACACGGAGTTGGCAATCGGCAGACCACCCAAGTTTAAGCAATCCTTTATAAAGACCCTATACGGATACATACGCATTTCTCCACGTAATTCTTACATAACCGCTAAACTCGTCTGATAGATCAAACCTCAAAGTGGAAGTGCCGGGGTTTAATTTAAGGAACGTTACGAAAACGGATTGTGGTGAACCTACTGTCAAGTCTTGATAGTTAATGGCGTTTGCGATAACAGAGCCACCACGTTCAAGGTAGATTTCTTCGTTAAGGTCATCACTGTCTACTCGCACATAATCGTAAGTTCCTAAAATCTTACACGCACCATATTGGATGTTTTCATCGTCATACAATGTCCATGAGGGGTCGGTACAATTCCCAAAGATTTCAACTTTAATAGAGGTATCGGTCATGCCACTGTTGACTAACTGAATGTTTTCAAGCGAAACCGCACCATAACTATAAGGTCTAGTTAACGGATAGGTTTTACCCTCGCTGATTTCGTTTGAAGCATCCAGTATATTGGGGGTGTCATTGTACCACATACCTTGTCTGTACAACTGAATAGGACAGTGCATAATTCCGTCCTCATGGGATACTTCGGTTTTCTCCAAGACTACCACCCTAACCAAACACTGGTAGGAATCGTTTGTGTTCGGCGGTAAATAATGAAGTGTAATTGGTTTCCTAGACAAAAACGAAAGGAAGTCTTGATACTGCTGATAGACTTCCCTCGTTTCGCCAATAAATAAAACATCACCGCCCACGTTTCCCAAGTTATAAACTTCGCTCAAAATCATGTCGGTGTTGCCCAATTTAACTGTTGAAATATCCACTGAATACCCCAACCCATTGGGCGAATTAAGGAAAGAGATGGTGTTTTGGATGTTCTCGCCCTTTAAAAGAAATCTGTTATCGTCTGCGTTTGTCAGCCAAAAATTTCTCATTTATCGCACCCTCTTTCCCAATTCTGCATCTACTTGGTCAATGATCGTCCTACTAAACATTAAAGCGTTCTGTCTTGAAAGAGCATTAACACTGAATGTGTTGTTAATGGTGATACCGCC